TCACACTGAAACGCTTTTGCAGTCCTGCCCAAAACGCCTTACAACATCGTAAACGGTTCGCTCGCTTACCTGGTAACGTTCCGCAAGAACAGCCACGACATAACCCACTTTTTCGCCTGTTTTACGGGCTTTATTGTAGTCCTCATATAGTTTTATATACTTGTAGTCATTTGTTTTTATACCGGCTTTTGTAAGCCTTTCCAATGGTTCACCTAAAAATTTCAGTACCTCGTAAACTGTCATTCAGCATATTTTTGTATCTTTGCAACTCCTACCTCATAATGAATGCACCAGAGTACAGGCGGAAGGCTTTTTGCCCCCGGCTACTGTACTTTGGTGCATTGTGTTTGTATGAGGTAGGAGTCTGCAAACAAGCCGGGGGCTTTTTTATTTTCCCCCGTTCAAGAATAGAGGTAGTTAAATTCTTGTTATCATCATATCATTAAATTTCGCTTGGTAGTTCAGTGTGTTGGTCCTTACTTGGGCATTTGCGCCATATAATGGGGCTGCTTCCCCGAACTCATCAACCAACCAGCTGCATAATTCCATTATCTGCGATTTGTCAGAAGTGAAATAAATGTATTTCGTGCCCTTTGTCAGCTTCAATACATTCAAGTAGTCAGTCAGTCTCCAGTAGTTCTCATATTGGCCGCATTCAGTCGTTAAATATGGCGGATCCAACAGAAACAGAGCACGGCTGTTGTCTTTATGCAGGTCAAACAGTTCCCTGTAATCCATGTGCACCACTTCCAAATCGTCCAGATAACCCGCACTATCATAACCACCGGGCTTCACACGGTTATACATGGTATGTTTGCGCAGTTCCTCCAGGGTCTTAACCCATTTGCCACTGAAAAGCACGGACCGTCCAATGGTCATTACGTCGACATAGCCTTTTGCTTCGTATGCTTCCACTATGGCCAACACGTCCGAACGCTGCTCTTCGGTCAGCCTGGCATTTGGTTCAACACCGGTTAAACGGTCTTTAATCAGCAATAAAATTTCATTTGTGTGGTCTATACCGGCGAGCCTGTCTGTATAACCGTCATAATCATTATACACGACACGGCAGCCCGGAAGCACCCGTTTTGCCGTATGGCTCAACAGGCCGCTGCCACCGAACAGGTCCACGATTGTGTCAACCTTTCCCTCTACTTTTTCGAGCGTTTCAGAGAAAGCCCGAACAAAATACCGCTTTTGCCCCATGAATGGAAGCGGGGCGCTCTTGTAAATCCTACTCATTCAGCATAATTACCTCGTATTTATTGGTTAATTGAAATAAAATTTGTACTTTTGCATTACTGTTAGAACTCCAGTAAAAGTCCGTTTGTAGTCCGATATACACCGTTTAGATTTTCGTAAAAAATATGTTTGTTAGCTGAGGCGACGTTCAAGTCCCTGGAGTTTTGGGACTTTCGAGAAATGCCGGTTTTGGTTCCCTGGATAAAAAAGAGGGAATGGTAACATTTGGGTCCCTTTGCCTGCTTTTTAGCCCTGTGTAGAGAGAATTCTACCGAATAGTGCCAGAAAGTTAGAAAAGAGATTTTGAATAATCCTGTTCAGATGGGCGTACATAGTGTTTCGACCGCGGGGACTTAAAAGTGAGGTATTACACCCCACTTTTTTTTGCTTTATTCTATCGAAAAAGACCGTTTAAAGTTCCACGCTACAGGGACAGGCTTTCCATTCACGGTCTTTGTGGCCGTCACATACTGGCTGATGCGGTATTTCATCCTCACTATCTCACCGCCACTGTCTTTGCCTCCTTTTGGGTTCAGCCTGGCAATTTGCAAACCGATAGGGGCGTAACCCGCGTGCTGTTTACCCTTTCCGCTTTTTATTCCTTTCAGAACTATTCTTTTACGGCTGCCTTGGATACGGTAATACCCGTCTTTACCGACATAAAACAAAGACTTGCACAAGCCGGGCAATTCCTTACCTATCAAGTTCCCATCCTTTGCCGAATCATCGACTGCTATACATTTGGGCACATACCATTTGCCAGGGGTTCCCTTGCTCAACTTTATACCCTTGAAATAGACATACTGCGTTTTGGCAGTTCTCTTTTTACGTATTCCCCGGTTCTTGCTGTAGGCTTTTGCCCCACCTGTCGCTCTCCACCTGCTGCGCTTTTTCTTACGCAACAGCACCAGGTCGCAATCCTCACCAAGTGCGCCATGGCGTACATATACCCTGGTGCTGGTGATTTTAACATCAAGGTGCATGGCTGTTTCCGTCTGCTGTGTCCACGTTCCCCATACCGCACCGTTATAAGTTCGTACATAATGGCTGTCCGTCCCTTGTATCAACTCCTGCCTTACTTGCTTGCTTCCCTGTTCTGTCACTATCAGGGTATAATCTGTCTGCCCGAAAAGTGCCACACTTCCGGAACAGGACAACACGCAGGAAGTGCGCAAGCCGTCTATCTGTTCCTTTGTAAGTCCTTTCATCGTGGAAAAGGTCAGTTTCTTGGCCAAAGTGTCTTTAAGATACTCCAGCACTGTGGCAGGCACCTGCCGGATTCTTTCCGCGAGAATGGCATTTGTCGGGAACTGATCCAGCGTAATGGCTGAATGGCTGATGAAATTTATAAAGCTGTTGATTGGGTAGCTTTCTGCTCCACGATTGACGCTGAACTGCGCACGTCTGTATATTCTGGCTTCCGTGTAGGTATGGTCATCGGCCACGATATTCTTTTTTTCGGTTAAAACCGTCACAAATCTGGTTTGCTGTGAATATGTCGGGCTGTCCAACAGTTCCAACACCTCCCTTTCTTCCCTTTCTATGATGCCGGTCTTTACCTTTTTTGTTATGACTGCGATACCACCGACCCTGCTGTCCGGCTGTATGATATAGTTTTTTCCACCCAGTCCGGCCAAGGCTTCAAGTAACTTTATCTGGTCTTGGATAAATGAAAGGGTCTCCGTGGAAAGTGGGTATTTCCCGTTTTTCAAGTAATTCGCTGTATTCATTTTCTTGAAGTGATTAAATGGTTAAACGCATCAGGGTTCCATGAGGACGAGACATGCGGGCCGACAACAGCCACCGGGTCATCTGTTTCCCTGTATATTGCCCTTTTGGTTATAAGCTTGTATTTGTTCACCATTGCTTCTATTTCTCCCTTACGCGACATATAGCGTGAAGGAATGCACACCACAAAATCATTTTGGGAAGCATTCAGCAACTGCTCGCTATACACCACCGGCACACCTTTAGATTTTTCAGAAACGGACAGCGGAATTTTAACCCCGGATTCCGTCACGGCATACAACCATTTACCCTCCTGTTTGGTTGATTTTATTTGAAAGCCGGGACCAAAATAATAATGCAACATGCCACGCAAGTAACAGACCTGCCCGTTGTGTGTCAGGCGGAAATTATGCCCTTTGCGTGCCTCCTTAAATTCCTTATAAACCCGCTCAACACCTACCAGACCGGCACGAAGCAGTCCGAACACAAGCGGACGACGCAAGGATATTGGCAGCATAATGGCCGCCAGTCGTTTAAAATCTATCTTAAACATTATCCAACGGTGTTATAAGGTTTATAATCGACATCCAGGCTGGTAATTTCATAATAGCCGCTTTCGGGCACGCTGTAGCCCACCACTTCAACAGGACCGGTTACGGCATTTTTGGCCTTTACTTTCACGCTGGTAATGTCTGCCACTTTCACACATGGCAGATCCTGGAGTGCGGCCATGAGGTCGCTTTTACGGAACACGCCGTTAAAAGGCAAACCGGTAATCACGGACTTCACCGTTTCACGCACAGGCTCGGAACCGTCAGGCAGAACACCGGTCCCGTTCGAGGATATGGTCAAAAGTGTGGGGTCGTAATAAATAACCAAGGATATTTGCATACTGTCTGCCGGTTCATTGCGCACCTGAATAGACACACCGGCATCCTTGATTTCTTCCAAATAAGAGCGCAGGCCGGCAAGTTGGCCAGCCGTTAGGGATTGGGGGTTGCCGTCCTCCCCCTGGCGTGCGACCTTGATATAAACGACGGTGTTCTTTTCGGTCGCTACTGCATACTTTACAACGCGCGCCGCTTCTATCTCGCTTGCACTTAATTTTGACGTATCGTAATAATCACAATCCGTTACCAACGAATAGCCCTGCATGTAATTTTTCGCCTTTGCAACATACCAGCGCAAGGTATGCGGTTCAAGGCGTTCTATAAGCAAATCCACTTCATCACGGTGCAGGTCAAACAATGACTCAAGCGACCACACCGCGAAAGCAAAGACATAAAAAAGAATGTTTTCAAGGCTGGCAGCACTGAAACAGTCCTTAAACGCCTTTTTACCGTCAAGCCCGTAGGCCGACATGACCGCCGGTTGTTTCATCCATTCGGTGGTCATGTCTTTTTTGATTTCCTCTATCGTCCTTGCCATAGCCTGACACGATTAAAGGGAACGGGCCAACAGTTCGTCAATCTCTGCTTTGCACTTTGCACGCAAGGCGGCAAACTGCTGTAGTTCGGCGGCATGTTCCGGGGTGTCCGTTCCATTGGCCAACGTGGCAATTTGTGCGTCGATGTCATAATGGAAGCCGATAAGACCGGCAACGAACTTGTCGCGGCGGTTTTCTTCCGTCACGCCCTGCGCCAAAATCATGGTAGAGCCGTCGGGCTGGTCTCCGGTGTATGTGTAGCCCGGTGCGCTTTCTCCAGTTTCAGGATTTGTCACTTCGCCCGGCTGCTCATTCAGATAAAGCAGCACATGGCTGTCGTCATACTTTACAAACGTCTTTCTGTCTGTGTAGGTTGCTTTGTTCATTATCTTTTTGCTTTTTAATCGTCCGGATCGACGATTTTATAAAAGCACCGATTCCGTTCGATTGGTTGTTTTATTATTTTAGCCCTGAGCGGTTCTGTTATCTCCACACCATCCAGCTGGCGGATCAATGCCTGGCTGCCTGTGAAAGTGATATGCTGCACCCAACTTTTTACCGTGTTGCCCTCATCGTCAATAACGGGGCGGCTGGTACCGTCCTGCATGATTTCGGTTAATGCTTCCTCAATTTCATATTGAAGGGTGAGGCACGGTTCCGAATTGTGCTTTGACGGGGCTACCGTGTAGCCGGTCAGGTGGATTTCACGGTTCAGAATTGCATCAATGTGGTACTTTGTACCGGTCAGGTTGCCGGACTTTGCCGGCACAAGTTCGCTGAATTTTTTCATACCAAGTATTTTTAATAGATGTTTACTGTTACAATGATACATGAAGCCGACACGCGAAGCGGTCCGAAGCATGATATCAGCTTCGGGAACTCCTTTTTTTCGCAGCTTCGCCACTTCCCTGCACAGGCCTTTTTTATTTCGCTTACGTGCAAGGCTGTGGGTATGGTAAGAGACATAGCCGACAAAATCAATTCCCCGGCTTTCTACCGGGAAAATCTGGTAATTGCTTTTTATCGACAAACTCCGCTCCGTTTGCAGGTAGTCATTTATGAAAATCAACACACCATGCAAAACCGGTTTTTCTCCGGCAAGTACGACAATATCATCGGCATAACGGTAATAATACCGCACCCCGGCCACCTCCTTGATTCGGTGGTCGAGTTCCGACAAATAAAGATTAGCGAAGTATTGGGAAATGTAATTGCCGATTGGTACACCCGGCGCACTGTCGATAATGCCGTCAAGCAACCAAAGAACATCGGGGTCTTTGATTTTACGGCGCAAAACTGATTTAAGGATTTCGTGGCTAATGCTCGGATAGAATTTCTTTACATCAAGTTTCAGACAGTAGCGCGTACCCTCCGGGTCTGCCGCCAAATCCTCATGCAGCCGCTTATGTAACGAGTGTATGCCACGTCCACGGATACAGGCGTGTGTGTCTGCCGTGAACTGTGGGGTCCATACTGGCTCAAGCACCTGCATTATGGCCCACTGGACCACTCGGTCTTTAAATGGCAGCTTGTAGATTTCACGCCGCTTGGGCTCGTACTTTATAAAAACTTCATAAGGGGATGTCCGGTAAGTATGTGTCCGCAATTCGGTGTAAATCCCTTGCAGGTTGTTTTCCAAGTCTGCAAAGAATTTTTGCACCTCATCACGCTTTCTCTTACCATGTGCCGCATTATGGGCGGCTGCCCGCAAATTGTCTATCGAACAAATGCGGTCGAACAAATAGCCGTAACGCTTCATCGGGTCTGTGGGTCTGTTTGGGTCTGCTCTGCACGCTTCGGGAACTGTCGAAACCTTACGGACCTACCGGCACCCTCTGCATTCTTGTTATCTTTTGCCAAGTGGCACGGTCCAGCCCATATCGCATTTTGTTTTTATATATCGCGCAAAGTATAGGAGCGACGAGTAGTTCGCATTCGCATTCGTAGCCGTATAGTTCGCATTCGAGTAGAACGTGCCTGCATTCGCACCATTGTTAGCGTTACCGCCAGCCGCGCGGACACGAAGGCTCACCACTGCAAGGACTGCAACCGGTCAAGGGTGTTATCCCATTATTGACCCTGCAAAATTAACGCTTTTCTGCAACATTCTGTAACATTTTTCCCTTTTTCATCTAAAATTTTTGCCCGCCTTACGGCGGGGTTTGGATTGCTCCGCACCTCCGCCGAACGGGCCTACTTGGTATTCAAAATTTCAAAGAACTCATGCCGGATTTCCCGGTCGTTTTTCGTTTTGGGCTTCGCCCCGTTTTCGTTTTATTCGATTACCGGGTCTTCCGCAAAAAAGCAGAGGAGCGACGAGTAGTTCGCATTCGCATTCGTAGCCGTAT